TATGTACTTCGTGGATAGAAAAAATTGAAATAATGAGCAAGAATGATGATAAAAAAGACCAAGAAGTAATAAAAACTATCACTAATGAAGATGAAATATTTAATACATTATCATTAATAAGAAGTACGGAATTGGCATTGCTGAAAAATGCCGCAGATAAAGCTGCGGACAAAGATGAAGCGGAGGCTGAAAAAAAAACAGACTCTTAAAAGAGATTCGCAGAGGACTGTCTACGGGTAATAACGACGTACCACAGTCCTATGACATAGAGTACTCCGTAATATGGAAGGTGGCAAAATACTTCAACAAGCTACCTTCCGACCTAGAAGACCTACCATACTCACAGATTCAATTTTGGTCAAACATAATAGAAGAAGAAGTAAAAGCACAAAAGAAACATATGCGTAGACAGCAGCAGAAAATGAAAAAATAATAAACCCCTTTATAAAAAATGGTTCAAGAAAACGAAATTGTACTGTCGATAGAGGCGGTTTCCGATGCACAAAAAGCCCTAAGAAAGGTTTCAAAGGAACTTAAAGCGATGGGTGGGCAGGCAGAGAAAACCTCGAAAAAGACACAAAAGTCGACCAAGAAAATAGACAAGGGATTTAAGGGGCTTAATAAAACCACTAGTAGTTTTTTTAAAGACTTTAAAAAAGACGCGCTACGTTTTGGTACGGCCTTTCTTGCATTTGACGCTGCGGCTGGATTCATATCTAATGCAACAAATGCAGCTGGTGAGTTTGACAAGCAGATGCGTCGTGTAAATACCGTTAATAATCTATCAGAAAAACAATTCAGAGAGCAATCGAAGGCAGTAAGAGATACTGCAAAAATATTTTTAAGGTCTTCTGCAGAAATAGTTGAGGCACAGTTTCAAATAGCATCAGCTGGCTTCGATGCCAACGAGCAATTGCAAATATTGTCTGTTTCTTCTGCCGCCGCCGCCGCTGGTTACACAGACACTTCAACAATCGTGGCGGGTCTTTCTGCTGTATTAAAAGGTTTTGGTATAGAAACAACAGAAACAACAAGTATATTAGATAAGTTATTTGTTGTTAATAAGCTCGGACAAACAAGTATTGAGGACTTATCTGTATCACTTCAGAATGTAGCGACAAATGCAAACACTGCAGGTGTTACGGTTGATGAAATGCTTGCTGTTTTTGCTGTAGCCACCGGTGTTACTGGTAATGCCTCAAAAGTATCAACACAGCTTGCTGCAGTAATAAACTCTCTTGTTTCGCCTACTGATGAGTCAAAAAAGAAATTTGATGAGCTAGGTATATCAGTCGGAAGAGCGGCGATTGAAGAGGAGGGATTTGGGAATGTCATAAAATCTGTTATTGATGCTGTAGATGGAGATCGGGAGGCGTTGAGAAAACTAATACCAAGAGAAGAGGCTGTTTTGCTTCTTACGGCACTTGGTACGACACAGTGGGGAAAATATCAAGATGCACTAGTTGAGGTAACTGAAGCATCCGGTGATACAAAAAGAGCTCTTGAGCAATTTGTATCATCAGACGCGTTCGAACTAGAGGCAGCACGAAAAGAATTAGAAGATTTTAGTATTTCAGCTGGTAAATTCTTCACAGGAACCATAGCGAATGCCCTGAAATATGAGCGAGGAATGCGTGCCACAAATAACTCCATAGTGAACAGTTTTCAATTGGGAGCAAATGAGATAGGAAATTTCTTGGGAATTGTTTCCGATGCAGAGTCTAAGGCAACAAAGCAGTCATTGCTAGCAAGAAGAAATGTGTTGCGTGAAATTGCCGAAGACCCAGGAAAGTCAAAGAGAGACGCCGTAATAAAGCAATACGAAAAAGATGCCGGACTATTATCTAATACCACAAAGACTGCAAAAGAGGAGCTAGAAGATGCAATAAAGGACCAGAAAGACTCTCTTTTGGGACTATCTGAGGCACTTAAAGATACAAAAGGAGGATTTACAGACATGTCTTCTAATGCGGAAAAAGAAATAGATGACCTGGCAAAAGCAGAAAAAAAGGCACAAAAGGAGATAGAAGAATCAAAGAAGGAAGCAGAAAAATCACAAAAAGAAAGAGAAAGAGCACAAAAAAAGGCAGACAAAGAAAGGACAAAGGCCGCAAAAGAGGAGTTGAAATTAGCAAAAGAGAAAGAAAAAGCCGCAAAGAAGCTTGTAAAAATTGCTGAAATGGAAGCAAAGGCACTCGATAAATCGTATCAGAAGCAGCAAAAAACTATACAGGATGTTGTTAGTGCACACGTAAAAGGTACGATTAAAATAGTAGGTGAGATACAAGAAATACGAGAAGAATTATCCAAACTTGAGGGAGACTACAAAAGTGCGGCTGCAGAAGCATCAACAGGACTTGCACAGGCTTTTGTATCACAAGAGAAAAAGGTAAAATCTTTACGCGAAGAGTTAAAAGGAACTAGTGATTCGTCTGATCGTAGAGACATACAAAAACGGATAAAAGAAGAAGAGCAGGCACTTCGAAATTTCCAAGCAACCACATCTGGTATAGACGAAGAAATAAACGAGGAAAGAAGACGTGATAGCTTGACAGACTTTGAGCGAACCGTCGAAGACATCAAGAAAAAAGAAACGCTTGCCAAGAAAGAGTTTGAAACACAAAAGATGCTACTCGAAGGTCAAATATTAAACCAAGAGATAGCACTGCAGAAGGAGGTAGATTTGTTTGCAGAAAAGCGAAATCAATATGAAATAACAGATCTAGCATTTCAGGACTTTGCTTTTAACTTCAAGAATAACTTGTCCGGAATGGTCAATAAGACCGAAGAATCTGTTTCGAAAATAAGATCTTTCCTTTCTCAAATGCACGAAGGTGGCGGACTCAATGCCTATATTTCACGAGCACAAACAAGTGCAACAATGCAATCATCACCAGGTGGAGCAGGCTCTACCTCTGTAATCAATGTTGGAAGCACAAACATAAACGTAAGTAATACGAATGTTCGTAATGGCGCAGATGCAAAACAGGTGGCAGACATGGCAATAAATGGTATCACGCGACAATTAGAGCGTAAAGTAACCGGAACAATATAATGTACAACAATTTTTCATACAACACACGGCTATACAACCAGGCGCGAATCGTAGATGATTTGCAAGGTGATGGAGTGCGTATCAATGGGTATTCTCTCGAAGAAAACGGATTGAAGATTTCAGAGTTCGACCCGGCAAACTCTGCAAGCGTACAAATTATAACGGCAGACATACCGCGGGGAGATGGTGCAACGTTCTTGAGACAGCGTTTTCAGCGCCGTGTATTCACAATACGAGGATACATAACATTGGAGACGCCAGAGCTTGTACAGGCCAAAATAAACGAGTTCAAGCGCGAACTAAAAGCAAAGAATATGATTCTTAAATATGACTTTGCTGGAACGAAACTAAACGCAGTTGTAAATTGGGTCAACTCAAACGACACATTTACGTACCCGCGCCGCTTTAATTTCTGCGAATTTACCATAGAGCTTGAGTCAACAAACCCTATTACGTCATACGAGCCAAATTATGAGTTTAGAAGTAATATTGACCAAACAGTAACAACGCTTAACGACGAAGTATCTATCGGTGGGACAGAGAAAACAAAGCCTATTTTATTTGTTAGCTTTGCATCGGCAACAAACGTAACTGGGATTACATTCAAGAACAACACCAGAAATGAGACAATAAGTGTAACCGGACTCACTGTGAGCGCCGGAGATACCATAATAATAGACCACGAAAAAAACGAGGTAAAGTACAACGGATCGATCGTAAATTACGACGGAGACTTTGTTTTTTTGGATACACTCGAAAATTCGTATACAATAGAAATTGAAGGGTTAAGCCCAACAGTACAATTTAATTCAACACTTCGTTGGAGAAATAACTACATTTAAATCATGACAGCAATACCAGTACAGGCCAAGAACAACGCACAAGGAACACTTATAAGCGCCATTGCAGCAGCAGACACAACAATACCTATGGGGGCTGGAGTAGCCGCAAGCAAGTTTCCAAAAACAGCAAACGGATCTGCGAATACAGCAGGAGATACAAACACTTTGAATTCTACGGGCATACAAGCAAAGCTTTCTTCTGCTAGTGCCGGTGTTGGTTCTTTTATTCTAAATACAACAGATGGCAGCTTTGCTGTGATTAGTTCTATTTCTACTGACTCTGTAACAACAACGGATTTACGAGGGGGTACGGGGGATGTATGGGCGCAAAATGACGCATGGACTGTAAACCCATTTGTCGTAACACTGAATACGAAAAACACGGACACGGTAGGGTCTGTAAACGTACAAGAGATTGACGAACTAGAGATTGTACTGATCGATTATGTAGATGGAGACAACCTTGTGTGCCGACAATCAAATCGTGGTTATAACGGAACAACGGCCAAGAACTGGTCGCCTTCTGGTCAAAACCCTGTATACGTAGATCTATTAGTTGAACAATCAACCGTGGAAAACATATACAAAATCATGTCTGACACCATGATCAATAAGGCGGACGATGACAAAGTGGTAAAACTTGATGGTGCGCAAACGATTACTGGAAACAAAACACATACTGGAACAAACCAGTTCTCGCAGTTCCCTACAAAAAGTGGAAGTATTACGCCAACACAAGACAACGAACTAACGCCGAAAGAATACGTTGATGCGGTGGGGGCGTCTGGAGGCCAGGTTTCATTTGAGTTAGGAGAAAATCTTTCTTCTGGTGATTTAGTGAAAGTTATTGACGATAGCGGCGCAAAAGTTGTAGCACCACTGGCTCAAGTTACACAAGATTTAAATATTGAGACAGTTATAGATGCGGAGGATGATAACTTAAAGATACCAGGAGGCATTGCCTTTAATGATTCAGGGGATACAGCCGTATCAATTTATGTTGAAATAATTACGAGCAGCAGCCCATCGAGTGTCCGAAGAACAAAGTATGCAGTTGCTGGGTCGGTATCGGGTGGAGACATCACATGGGGGACCCCTGTGCAAATAGCAACGACTTTACAATCACCAATAGCTGGTAGTAACGATGACAGAGGTTCAACTATTTGTTTCGATTCTAATTCGGGACGTTTTGTTGTGGGTTATGGAGACGGTGAACAAGATGAATGTCTGGCAATGGTCCTCAATGTATCCGGTAATACAATAACAACAAATACACCAGTAACCCTATATAGCCAGAGTTCATCTGTAGAAATGGATTGTGTATATGACTCTAATTCACAGAAAATAGCATTCTTTCATTTAGAGGGCGCTGTAGTAGGAACCGTTTCTGGTACAAGTATTTCATTTGGTACTAATACCACTTTTAGCGAAACTATATCATTTATTTCAGCTTGTTTTGATTCCAGTGAGAACAAGATAGCATTATACACATATGTTTCCGGTTCACAAGGAAATAGAGAAATATCAGTTCGTGTATGTACAATATCTACAACAAACATATCTTTCGGTGCGACTCAACTTGTGGATAATGCCGGGGGAGGGTCAAACGATAGATTTTCGGGAATTGATTCATACTATAATGCCAGAGAAAATAGAGTCGTGTGTACTTTCAATCGAACAGGTTCAAATCCAGACTCTCTTTATAGTCCTGGCGAAATATCTGGGAACTCTGTTGTCCTTGGAACAGTCACAAGCATCGGAGTAAGCCTAGAAGGTCTAATCCAAGGTGTTTGCTATGATGAAACTCATAATGTGGTATACGTGTCAAATGGAAATAATCCGCCCCTTTATGAAGCCGGTCATCCAATAATTTCAATGTTTTCACAGTCTGGCAACACGCTTTCATTTGTTTCAGAGACTGAAATAACAACTGGGCAAAATAATAGGCAAGCAAGACTAATTCAGTGTGCATCAAAAAATGGATACATAGCTTCTACTTGGCAATACGTAAGAAGTCCAAATAATAACCCGGATTATTCAATAGCGGGTACGTACTCTCGTGTTTTTACTCAAAATAGAGACAACAACAGCGTAGTGTACGGAATACTGCAAACCACTGGTGTTGCTGGTGATAACCTGCTTGTCGCACCTATTAACTCAACATCATTTGCTCATACATGGACAGCTGCACAAATAAACAGCCCGATATATATTCAACCAGACTTCACAATCGGAACAACAAGTGCAACAACACAAATAGGTAAAGTGATTGATACGGATAAACTTGCAATAATAGCATAAAATGGAAGAAAAAAAGCTAAACATAAAATTCTTCGATAGGTCAAAAAATATATTGAAGACGCTCCAAAATACCGTGAGCCGTAGCGATGTTGGTTTCTCTTCACAGATAAACGGAGGGCAGGGAGAATTTAATTTGCAACTCTCTCTGCCGTTCGATGATTTTGAGGAGTACTCAACATCAATACAAATTGGAAACATAGTAGAGGTGCGAATGTCCGACGAGAACAATCAGCTGGGCCGACTTATTTATACCGGACAAATCACACAGTACCGTGCTTTCGATGAGCAATTTGGGGGCGTAACTCTCGTTTTAAGCGGACTTGTAAATATTTTCACACGTGGCATCTTTAGAACTGGTTCGACAGTTACTAGGGCCTATACAGCAACAGACGTTGCCACAATCGTTCGAGATGTAATATCGCAAGTAAACACAGAGTACGGAAACTTCTTTTCGCATACAGCACAGAGTATACCAGACACTGGCGTTTCGGTTGACGTTACGTTTGAGAGTACGACGTGGTTTGAAGCAATACAAAAGTGTATTGAGTTGGCCGGGGCCAATTACTACTGGTATGTGGGGGCCGACGGTGTTTTGTTTTTCAAAGAATACAGCACAACATCTGACCATGCATTTGATACAAACCGGGACATATCTCAGATCACAAAAGAGGAGGACGGAGAACGTATTGTGAATTCTGTATCATTTGTATATAACGGAGGTATAGAAAACGTACAGGATGCTGCATCTATAACGGCAAACGGTCTGCGTCATATTGTTATAAGCGACGACGGTGTTGGTAATTCGACAGAAGCCAACCGGATTGCAAGTGAGCGAATAGCGAAAGATAAAAACCCACTAGCCCGTATTACAATGGGTATTAAAAATACGGCTGATTTGGAGGCCATAAAGGTTGGGGATACATGCAACGTTTTGGGTTACTCTTCCGGTGTATTGCCCGCTGTAATGCGAATACAAAGCATTTCGTACACGCCGGAGCAAATACAAGTACAAATAGGTGAATACCGAACACTTACCAACAGATTGGTTGACCTCATCCTCAATACGCGATAGAATAATATTGTTTAAAAATTAAATCATGCAACAAAATAAATCTGGTTTCGGAAAAATTAACAAAGACGAACTGCGAAAGTCACTGCGGGACGGCCTGTTGTTTGTACTTGCTGGCGCTGTGGTTTCTACTATTGCATTCTTGCAAGACATGGATTTCTCGGCTTTTGGAGATTACGCGTTTTTGGCACAGAGTGTGGCGACTGCGTTCATCATACCACTACTAAACAGATTCTTGCGTGATGGCAATACAAGTCGATAAAACAGTGAGTGTCGGAACCATAATAAGTATAATTGTTGTTTTTTCTAGCTTTATTTTTGGGTACGCTGTTTTTACGAGTAAAGTCGAATCCAACGCACAAAAGATAACGCAGAACACGGAACGAGATCTTCGCTTTCAAGAACAAACAACGGAAGACATAAAAGAATTGAGAGATAAAGACACACAGCTTTTAATAATTACTACCGAAGTAAAAACAATGATGGACATATTACTAAAGCATAACGGCATATATCTAGAAAAATAATGAAAAGAAAACTTAGCAAAGTAGAAATATCGAAATACACAAATAAGCCGTTCAAAGTTGGAAGCGGTATTTTTCGTATTCTTGACCAAAATATAATCGACCGAGAGTTGGATAATGAGGGCAGTTGCCAGGTGTGCGCCCTTGCTTCTGCTGTTGAATGGAAATATAAGGTTGCTACGCCATACAGGCAGTTAAAGACGTTCTACACCACAGGAGACACAGCATACAACGGTAGAATAGAAAAGGTGGGCCGTGTGATGTCCTTTTCTTCTGTTTATGGTCTCAAAAGTAAATCTAGGGTATTTTTTGCAAAAGATATAGAAAGTCTGGGACGTACACAGTGGAACTACGACAGTATACTAAATGCAATACGGTCGAAAGACTGTGTGATTATAGGACTATCTAGAAACTCTGCTTTCTTCTCTGGTAAGACTGGGAAGTTATACGATCAGATTCGCATACCGTATGGTCATGCAATGCGTCTAATTGAAAAGAGTGGGGTAATATATGCAGTAAACTCTTGGGGGGAAGACTGGGGCATGTCTGGTTTAGGTGAGATACCAAGAAACAAGTTCAATCTATTGAAAGTATGGGAGCTTAAGGCTTGTAACTTTAGAGAAGAACAAGACCTATTATCTTTGTATAAAACTAAATAATACTCTTTACAAGAATATAATTTAATATTATTCTAAGCTTTTTTGTTATTCCAGAACCAGCTCTACTTCACGCTGTAAGCTTCCGTTGTTTGCAAGCAATTAAAAATGGGGATATTGACGCACTACTAAAACACATACTCACCCAGCCGATGAATAATATATTTATATATAGATTGTGTTTGTCAAAGAACAGATGATGTTATAACATAATAGCTAGTTGCAAGTGGTGCTGGTTTATTCCGTCGCCAGTCCATCCACGTTCTCCCATGCTTCCCTTTCGGTAGTATAATTCTATGCTTGAGAGATTAAGTCGGCATAGTACTACGGAGTGTTGATTCACCCTTTAAATCCTAAATAGGACTCGGAGTGTGCATCAAAAATAAAAACCCGCTATATATGAAGTGTCGGTGTAGCCATGATACAAAGAGCATGAGACACCCCATATATAAAGGGCTTTTTAGTGGCTACACGCACAATATAGCTCCATTCTTAAAATCATGCAAATATTTTATGAAGTTTTTTTGAAGTCGTGTACAATACAGCTGATGACAATACGAAGATTTAAAACAGAATCAAACGGAGAATGGGCAGGGCGTGGCGTACAAGAGGTTGTACAGCATCACTCGGCCGGCCGAACTTGTAATATAAGTAAAGAGCATTCAGAAGAAGAACTGCGATCAATTGACCGATTCCATAAGGCGAAAGACTGGGGGCTTGGCGCACGCGCTCCAAAAATAGTTTATCACTATGCCTACGACCTACTGGGTAACGTATGGATAATAAACGACCCAAACGACCTAACGTGGCACACAAAAGGACACAATGAATACACGGTAGGTGTTGTTGCCTTGTTTAACGGTGAAGAATACAAGCCAACGGCCGCCGAAGAAAAAAGAATACTGCGATCTATACGGAAGATACACAATAGATTATTTAAGAAATATCATTTGTATCCGTATGACTGGAACCCGCACAAACACTACAATCCAACGGCTTGCTGCGGAAAGTATTTGATTCCAATACTAGATAAATTTAGAAAAAAAGAGGTATAGACTTGTATTATTTTATTGTTCGTGTTACAATGTCGTTGTATTTCTTATTTCATAAACAACAACATCATGAGCAATACAAATGTAATTCGTTACGATTTCGCACATCAACACACGGGAGAACCGCGGGTTGTATTTTTTGACTTTGAACAAGTCGAGAATGGTTCTATGTACGACATCGTAGAAACGATAGAAAATACCGGGTACTTATTTCAGAAGTCGGCCGCATGCACGGGCTGCGTCGACGCAAACGGGAACGAAATATACGTAGACAGTAAAATATACTTATCCGGAACAAACCATCTATACGAGGTTGAGTTTGCGGGAGGTACAAAATACTGGATCTTCAACGAAGACGTTCCAAAATCAGACCTTGCGGCATGCTCGCATCTATTTGAGGTTGCGCCGACAGATTATTTACAATTTGATGATTAAAACATGGACAATACAATAAAAAAAATTCAGGAGTGTATAGATGAATTGAGAAAAGTAGAGGTCAAAATAGTCAGAATAGAGAGGACTACCAGATACCTAAAAGATATATTTAATAAATAATAAACTATGAAAAAAACATTACTTACAATCGGGCTTACACTACTATTTGGTAGCGTGGCATTTGCGGCGGTAAAGGCAGCATTGCCTACGGAACAGGAGCGGCGGCAATCACGTTGGGAGAAAGACCAGCAGGCTATAGAGCTACAGATACAACAACACGAAACAATGCTTTCGTTGTTACAGCAAAACGAAGAGGATTCTTTCTGTGATTTTGCACGACACAAAATAATTATTGGTGAACGCTTCCAAGAAATGAAGAGTGTCCGGCGCTATAAGGAGGTATGCCCGCAGATCGAACCGCAGGTTGAATCAAAAGCGGGGGCGAGCCAGTAGCCCAACAAGCTGGTTTGACAAATGATGATGTGATTGATATTGCAAAATACATTGAGTCATTCGAGAGTTTTGAGCCAAATTGCTATGAAGATGGCGCCGGAAAAAGTATTGGTTATGGTTTCGCATGCCGGGGTCGGTCAAATATGACCCGCGAAGAAGCAGACCTAATTATACGCGCCGAGGTTCGTCGTATAGACACAATTATACCTACTGGGTTATATACCGCGCAGGAAAAAAAGGCTATTATATCGCTTATGTATAACGCGCCAAAGCTACAAGTAAATAAATACTTCTTGCGTGATTTGCGCGAGAAGGATAAAGAGCAGTTGGCGGCATACTTTAATAACCGAACCAAAGCATATAACCCAAATACGGATACATGGCAGGTTATGGGTGGTCTCAAGAAGCGCAGATACTCGGAGTTGGTACTATTTTTTAATAATTAAAACATGACACGATTTACAGCATATTTACTGGCGGCATGCCTTATAGGACTTACTTGGTATCATATTGCCGAGTCCGGGAAAATGATTGCGCAAAACGTAAAAATTATACATAGAAATGTTCAACTAGAATACGAGTTGTCGCAACAGAAGAGCAAAACAGATAAGTGTATAAAAACACTTACACGAGAGGAAAAATATTTTAACGATGTTCTTAAACGTATACGACGATGATTTTAATTAAAGGAATTCTACGGCGAATAATGCCGTTTCTATGGCGATGGCTTTCTGCGTACTTATTTGTTTCGCTTATGGTTTGGTTTTTGCAATCAGAGCGGGGCCTAGATATAAATATAAACGCAGCTGCAACCTCGTTCTTTTTGGCAATATCTTTTATAGTTTCAGAACAAATACGATGAAAAAAACAATCATACTACTATTGGCCCTACTTGTAACGGCCGAAACTTACGCAATAACGCCCGTAAGAAAAGAGATTAACAGGATAATGTCCGAACATACGTATTTAGGCGAAACGGTTATTACAACGCAACCTCGCAATAAAATGCGAAACGATGCCACAATAGGTGAGCACTTCATGGGTACATCACAAATTCACATCGCGCAAGACTTGCGAGTGGAAAAGGTTTGCTACGTACTGTTTCATGAGTACGGGCACTATGTTTACGATAACTTGTCAGATCGTAAAAAGCGACAATGGGTGATTATCGTAAAAAACAATCCAGTCGCACCGACGGAATATGGGTATAAAAACCACCTCGAAGCATTCGCAGAGTTTTACGCAATAGCGAAAGGTTGTCCTCGACTCCGTTCTTATTACTACGACTCGCTAGATTCTCGCAATTATGAGTTTGTAAAATCAATAGCAAGTAGGACTGCTGACAAAAAAACAAGAAATAAGCTTGATTAATAGAAAAACCCGTGTTACACTATCAGTGTATTTCTTATTAACAACAACATGTGTAATAAACACGAAAACCAAAATATAGAAGCCACAGACTTGTCTGCGGCTTCGAAACTGTGTTCAGATAAAGGCATTGTGTATATGAAGGATGAAAACAAAAATTCAGTTATGCTGAATGCCATAGGACATAATAAAGTAATTCTAAAAACAGCATCGAATAAGGTCTTGGCAAAAATGATCCGAGATAATATTGCTTTTTTAGACCAGCAAATGCAGATCAAAAACGACTGGTATACAAGCCCAGACTTGGCAAACGCATACGATGCTATGTGTGCATTTATTAATGATGAAAAAACAAAATGGAATTAAAAAACATCATAAACGAGACACGCGAAACGATAATGGAAAAGCGTGGATTTTCAAACCACCAAATACAAAGGGTTGCACGATCGGAAACTAAAAACATGTGTTACCAGTGCCACGTAGTGCCAGCCCAAAACAACGGCATGTGCTATAATTGTGAAGAATACTATTAATATATAATCATGGAAAACACGAAAGAGATATCAGAGGCGGTAGTAAAAAAATACAAGTATGAACTGGGAACATCTCCCGAAAACGAATACTTTGACACGCTAGCTTCGGTTATATCAAGTAGTTTAGACGAAATAAGCCGCGAACATAAGTCGTATGTATCGTTGATACAGTCAGAGGTAGGCTCTCTTGAATCGGAAGTAAGTAGTCTTGAGTGGAATATTGATGATCTTAAAACTAAGCTTTCTGCTCTAAAAAAAGAATACGAACTAGAACGAGAAATCGTGGAAAATTTAAATTTACACATACGTAATAATGCACCTAAAAATGACAAATAACTACAAACTGGTATCGGCAAATAAATTTTTTAACAATAAATAATATGACAACATCTAACACAGGAGAACGTAACACAGGGAACTGTAACACAGGACACTTTAACACAGGGGACTTTAACACAGGGAACCGTAACACAGGGGACTGTAACACAGGGTACTGGAACACAGGGGACTGTAACACAGGGGACTTTAACACAGGGAACCGTAACACAGGGGACTGGAACACAGGGTACTGGAACACAGGGGACTGTAACACAGGGTACTGTAATACTATTACACCAAACATATTGGTATTCAATAAGGAACTCTCACGAGAAGAGTGGGATAATGCGGATAAGCCAGATTGGATGTATTTTAGTATGACTACATGGGTTTATGAGCAGAATATGAGTGATAAGGAAAAAGAGGCATATCCATCATATACAACTACAGGTGGGTATTTGAAAGTATTTAGCAGTTATCATCATGCAGCAATTAATTCATGGGAAAAAGCAACAAAAGAAGATAAAGAACTTACTCTAAAGCTACCAAATTTTGATGTAGAAGTGTTTAAAGAGATATTTGGATTTGCGCCAGAAATCAAACAAACAAAAACTATAACAATAGATGAGAAAGACATTGAGATATCTCAAGAGAGTTTCGAACAGCTTAAAAAATCACTTACATAAAATGGATAACTACAAACTGGTATCGGAGGAGATATACAAATTGGTTCCTAGGCTGCTTCATTTTGACGGAGATGACCCAGTGCCTTATGTATCCATGATTACACTTGAGGATGTGTTGGAGGCATGGCTAAACATGAAAGACCCAGAGTTTCCTTTAAAAATTAATGAGAGAAAAAGCACTTTGTTTTATTTGATTTTAAAATGGGAATACGGAAAACACCTATCCAAACAGCCCGAGGAAGTCTTACTATTTCTTAAGAAAATACTGTGTGATGAGTAATACAATAAAATGCTTACGGAAATGCCTTGATAAATTATACTATGAACGGGAAAAAAAGCAGGACATATTTGATAGTAGAACAGAATCGTGGCAAGAATCAGAAAAGGGGAAACAATACCAATATATGATTGACGCTATTGATGAGGCTGCTGATGATGTATATAGACACATAGAAGAATTGGAAGAACTTTATGCAAACTAAAACCAAATAGCACCGACTATTCAAACGGGATAATTTATAACTTTTAGAGAAATGGACCAAGCAACAAGTTGTATAGCGTATTGTGGCAATTGTGATTGGGTAGAAGAGAATTATGATATTGCTAAACAAAAAGGAAAAGAGCATGCTATTTCACTCGGTCATAGTGTTGCAGTTCAAGAGGTTATTTCAACTGTTTATACAAGAAATGTTTGTACCTCAATTGATAATTACAAACCATAGCCCCCGACCTATGTATAAAAAACTCGGGAAACATGTAACATATTCGTATATTATGGTGCATAAAATAAACATCGCTCGAAAAAAAACATGTAACAGCGATTAAAAAAACATGTAACACTTATTAACTATTCACAAAATGCAAAAGCTAAAACAGCAACTTTCGGAATGCACGGAAAACGTGCGTATAAAGGGCGCAGAGATTATACGCGAAGCAGAGGAGGCAAAAAGACTTGCCGAGGAATCTATGGCATACTACGAGCTTAAAATACAAGAGCTTGTGTGTCTTATGGAGAGACAGAATGATGTACTTGATTTACCACAATAAAAATGAAAATAGGGCCAGAAGACATGGAGCAAATGAACCTTGTTCGGTTTCTCGATAGAAATAATTTACTTTTCACGCACATACCAAATAGTACCTGGACTCCATCTTGGAGCCAGAAGCATAAAAACAAACACATGGGTGTTCGTAGGGGGTTTCCAGATATGGTTATATGTATACCAAAAAACAAATCAAAGGACGGAGAACCGTGGTTGTTGTTTATAGAACTCAAAAAGAAAAGAAAAATGCTCAAGAGTGGTAAGCCGTCAAAGTCTCGTCCGGGTACAACGCCAGAACAAGACGAATGGCTTGAGTTTCTAGGAGGTGTTCCTGGTAATACTGCCGCCACTGTTTCGTGTGGTGCATACGAGGCGAAGCAGTTTATAGTAGACTACATGAGGAATCCAGCGGGGTTTGTGGATGCGAATACATGGCTTGATTAAGAAAAAACTCAGAAAAGGACTTGATTGTCCTTTTTTTTCTGTTACACTTTCAGTGTATTTCTTATTAACAACAACATGAACGATACAAAAAAAGTTGTGCCAGTGAAAGACTCTGGCGAAACATTCCAAGAGCCAATCACGAAAGAGATTGCTCTTTTTGAGCCTACCGGCTATAGCGGGTACACAAACAAGGAGATTGCTATATTAAAGTCTACCGTTTTTAAAGATTGCCCGGATATGAATACGCTTGCTATGGCATGTCACCTGGCAAAAACATACCAGCTCGACCCATTCGCAAAAGAGTTTTGGGCGGTAAATCTAGGAAAGAAAGATAATCCAAATATGATTTATGAGGCGTCTGGTGCTGGTTGGCGTAAGTTAATACGTCGACAAGATAATTTCAAAAAAATGGTTGTAAATGCGTTCTATCCATCGGATACGATCGAATTTGATATGATCAACCAGAAGGTGGTGAAGCATACAACATCTATCGAGGCAGCAACAGAGAAGCCGCTCGGTGCTTATGTTTACTGTGAGTATATAAACGGAGACACAAACCTTGCTATTGCATGGTGGAGCGAGTATGGAAAAGAAGGAAAGGGGAAAAACAAATGGGACAAAGAATATGAAACCCCTTGGAAATATGCACAGGAGATGATAAAGCAAAAAGCCTCTGCTGTATTTGGTCGTACATACTGTGGTATGTCTGGACTTTATGCACAAGGTGAAGTAGTTACGCAAGAAGATGAGATAGAGATAAAAAAGAAGGAGATGCGCGAGGTTGAAAATGAGGCTGTGCTAGAAGAACAACCCGCTATTCCTCTTCCATAATGAGTAAAACAATACCGCATACGTATAGAGATATGGCCCCAGATAAATACGAGGCCATATTGAGCAACTTCCTGATTTCTTATTGGAGCTATAGTGCCATCAGTGCATACCAAGGGAATCAAAAGAGGTTCGAGAAAGAACATATATATAGGGAGCGTGGGGCGTCGCCAGCGACTACTATTGCTGGTAGCGCATACCATTACGCACTAGAACAATACTTTAAATCAAAACAAAAAGTTTTAGAAGGGAAGTATGAAAAAGAGCTTGATGTTTTGGAGTGTTCAGATATTGCATTTAACTTCATAGATGAATACCCAGCGCACAAATGGAAGACACAAAAGACACTTCCAACCATAGAAGAGTGTAAAATTGCAGCAACAAAATCCGTTACGGCGCTTATAGAGAATTTCTTTAAAGAAATAGACATATACGGCGATATAAAGCGCGTTTTGTTTGTAGAAGAACTGATGACACAGTTTGTAACAATAAACGGCGTAGACATACCTTTGCCGTGCGTAGGCTCCCCAGATCTTGTTGTTGAGACAATGGATGGTAAAATAGTTATTATGGATCACAAGAGCCTGAAGGAATTCACGGCAGATGAAGACGTGCAATATAAATATGGCGTTCAGTCTATAAATTACTTCAAACTTGTTTCAGGTGAAATAGGAAAGAATGTTGATGAGGTCTGGTTTATTGAGAATAAATACTCTAAAAATAGAGATCTCTCAAGCCAGTTAAAATGCCACAAGGTGATTATGGATGAAGACACTGTGAAGGTTTACGAGGCTATGTTGTACGAGCCATTGCGGCAAGTCCTTATGGCTACATCAGACCCCGACTTTGTCTATGTGATGAATCCTATGGATATATTCATGACAATTTCAGAGATGGAGGAGTTTTGGGCAAAGACAATGATTGCGGAAGTTGAGGACTTCAATATACCGGATGACAAAAAGCCCATTATAGAGAAGCGACTCAAGAAGATTAGAGACGCAACAACAGCAAATATAAGTCCAAGAGTGATAAAAAATTACCGGGCAAATGCTTCAAAATTTATTAAATATGATTACACCAATAAAGACATGACAAATGCAGAAAAAATCGAACACATATACAAGACACTGGGTATACCAGTGCGTGTAGCCCACGAATTTGATGGGTTTTCATCGGACAGTTACTTGTTAGACGTTGCTGCCGGAGTAGAAATAAAGAAAGTATACAAACATTCAATGGATGTTGCAAAAGCGCTAGGGGTTTCGTCTGTGCGTATGCCAAGCGATCTTGTAGTTGTGGATGGTTCTTCGTATGTAGCCGTTGAGGCAAACAAGGATGGGCGAAGAACTCTTGAATATAACGCAGATGATCTTGTGGATTCAAGAATCCCACTAGGTAAAGATAACTACAACAATGTAATTTACTGGGACGTAGACAATCCATCTACGCCGCACTTGTTAAAATGTGGCTCTACTGGGAGTGGAAAGTCTATGTCTATTAAGTCTACGATTAAATATGGTTTACAGGGGTTGTTTGAAAGTTTTGTTATTTTGGATTCTAAGTTCTCGGATGAATTCTTGGATCACAAGAGCGATTCTAGGTTTGAGATACACAATGAAATATATGATATTGAGAATAAATTAAAAGATCTTGTAGAAGAGATGAACAACCGTGTAAAGAACGGTATCGTCAAAAAAACACTTATTATATTCGACGAGTTTTCGGATGCAATAGAGAACGGGCGAAAAGGTAGGGCGCTTGATGTTCGAGCAGATGTTCTTGATGGAGTTTCTAAGTCTGGGGCGCCCAAAATAAAGAACGTTGTTGTTGGCCGTGAAAAATCAATCGAAGAAAACCTAAAGCTACTACTACAAAAAGGACGATCTTGTGGGTTCCGGATATTGGCCGCAACACAGCGTGCATCTGTAAAAGTTATTACCGGAGACGCAAAGGCAAACTTCCCAGTACTTGTATGCTTCAAGGTGCCAAAATCGGTAGATAGTAAGGTTGTACTTGATGAAGAAGGGGCAGAAAAGTTGCTTGGTAAAGGAGATGGCCTTATGATTTCACCAGACTTCCCATCAACCACGCGGTTCCAAGGGTACTATGTTCAGTAATTTTTAACCACACATAATCCATGAAGAAAAAAAATAATCCAAAAAATATGCCGCCATTGCAGACCTGGGAGGCAGACCCTACATATTTACATAAGACGTGTGTATCTTTGATTGAAAAATCAAACCAAAACACACAGTCCATACAAAACAACCTAAATACTTTTGGGTTTAAGGGTGTGCTATTTGTACACAGGATGACAAAAAAGTATGTATTAGACACGTTAACAAGAGACATACTAACACTGGGTTCTACGCAAAAAAATTGTACCTATAATTCTATCGCTGAACACATGGGGTTTGACCCGCAGCAAATCAAGATTGCCATTAATAATGCCTATGACAAGATAGAGGATGAGGACATTAAAATGCTAGAGAGAGACTATCAAAACTTACAGATGCGTCGGCGTGCCATACTATTTTTTAGAAAGGCTGCTGAATATATCGCAATAGGGGCCGTTCAATACTTTATAATTAATACATTCTTATGATTAATTTTCACGACATAGTTGCCAAAACAAAGGTAGTAAAAAAGGCACAGATGGATGCCATACGATATAGCTTAATCCTTGATATTTTAGATAGGGAAGGTAAGACAATTCATGATCTACCAGATAAGGGACAAGTAAATACTCACGAAGCCTACGTAGTAATTGGATACACAGACGGGAAAAGTGCAAAAGAGATTGCAGAAGAGAAAGGGATGTCTATTAAGAATGTATATAACTATCGAGCGTCGTTCAAAAACAAGGTGCGCTTCCTAGAAAAGCACTACAACATACGACCGGACGACATACGGCATCATCAGGTTATTTTAGATGCTGTTCGTAACGAGAGATTGTACATATTTATATTTTTGACCTTTTCATTAGTTCTTGGTTGTTATATACTGTTTGCGTCGTAATACGCAAAAATGATAAAAACAAACACACCCGTGCCATCTTGGCATAAAGATCGCTTACTTGAAAATACATGGAACGCCGAGTGCGTCCAAACATATATCGGTAAAAAGTGCGCGGGTGATGTTTCTATTGTATACGCATTCAAATTTAATGGTACAAATATCATAGAAGAGTGGAATGCCATACCTGTTTGCTCGAAGTGTGAAGACTTAATGAAAAAAGACCAATATTTGTTTGCAAAATGGTTAGCTTTAAATAGAATACAAATGGCTGAACTGTACAAGTTCTACCCAACGAAAAATTGGTTTCAAATACGAAACACAATTGAGCCGATCTTTAAAAAACGGTATTCAATATCTAAGATATTGCTGCACGATATGTACTCGCTATCCAAGCGAATAATGTAATAAGAAATACAAGCTATTGCATGTTGTTTCGCTTGGATTGTGGGTATAGATATTGTAGATATACTACACTTACATTATAGGTGGCAAACTGTATGTGGCACAACCATACACGAGACCATCGGGGCTTTACAAAGTGTGCCATTAAAACACTTTGTCTATTAACGCCTTGCGCCTTCGCTATATGCGGAGGGTTAATAATTGCTCTTACTCACATGAGAACCACTTAAATATCATGTGGTGAGGGCGTAGGGTGTTGTTGGTTCGTCCCAAATTCAACAACCTTCGATAATGAATGCCCTTTTCATACAGGTAGTATGTTCTTGGGAGAGTGGGGTAAAACTCTCCGATAAATGCGTTGCGGCGTGCAGCGTTTAACATACACACGCCCCTTTGACAGTGTTACCAAAAAGAAAGACTCTCTCGCTTCGATACCGTTGGGAAACTGGTGACACTGTCAAGGGTAGCCCGCACTATCCTTTATGTATTTCTTATATTTTACCAAATGGAAGACTTAAAAACTATGGAGGACAAACTTCAGTCAATGAAGGAGGCATCAGAAATTAGCAATCTTGTTTCTGTTGCACGTAATGCAGTTGTTGTTCGAGAGGAGCTCGCGCCGTTGTCGGAATCAAAAGAGGTTTATCTTGTAGAGTCTCACTCTGAATCTGGAATGATTGAGATTAAAAAACAGACTCCAGATACTACTGAAACACTATTGGTTTTGCCATCAGCAATTTGTATCTATCTATCGCAAATCATTCAATCAATGTCTGATTTAAACCTACGAGAGCTTGCCCAGGCAACCAGCTTTTATGAACAAAAGGTTGGACAAGCAAAGGCTATGGAAGAAGCTAAGGCGAAGAAAGAAGATGCACCAGAAGAAGAAACTGAAGCCTAATTAAGGCACGAGTATAACGCAAAGAAGCCCCGAAAGGGGTTTTTTTGTGAAAAAAGATTTGCTTTTGTTAAAAACCCGTGTTACACTGTCAGTGTATTTCTTATTAACAACAACATGAAAAAACAACTGGAGACAGTCTGGCTTTACGTATTTACACTTTTTGGAGTGTTTGGATGTGTAATGGCCTTTTTAGCTTTTGATGACCAGTCTTATATGGATTGGCTTATTTCAAATAGAGGAAACTTTGCACTGGCAAACCTATTAATACTACTAATAGGTCTTTTAATTGTTAACTTACCAGAAAAAAAATATGGAAAACGATATTAATCGGCTACTGCCTGATTTTCGGCGTTCAATAGAATCAGAAGGCAAAACACAAGAACAAATCGACAACGAGGTTATGGCGCACGAGTTTTTGGCTATGCACCAACAACTAGGGCGAAAAATACTTCAGGTTGTACACTTTTTCAATGACATTAAGGGCGGTAATCCAACAGAAATGACAAAGAAAGTCTTTCACGCAACCGCAATTGAGTTTCAAGAAAGAAACATGGGTGGCATAGATCTTAACAAACAAAGCGATGACAACGAATAAAACAATACAACCGTGCAAGATAAAAGTAACACCTAAAGAGTTAAAACAGATTCAAGAGGTTTGTTTTGCGAATGGGATTAAATACGAGCGAATTACTCGTGCTCGAAGTGATCGTTATTTTGCGTATTTATATATTCAAGAAGGAATAGGCACAGGGCTTGTATTGTTGTTTGGTGAGGATGATTATGTATTTGAACATAACTCATCACCAGAAATAAAAGCCCAAGACTTCATAGATATGTATGGGGGAAAAGAAGAATATTTGGAAGAAGAAATAATCACAATCAACTCACCAGAAGACTTTCCCACAGAGGGGGAGTGGGTATGGAAATATGCAAGTAGTAAATTACGAGCTTTTGGGTTCGATAAAAATCCAAATGATAATTCCACCTTTCTCTGTCTAAACGAAAACGCTAAGTCATTTGATTGTCATTCTTGGGGCGCTAAATTCGAACGAGTAGATAAACCATTTTCCATGGGACTCCTAACAGTTGACGAAATGGCGCGCAATATTTCTCGCATAACTGATAAAAAAGAACCACAAAAAGAAAACAAAGAAATCGTAATAAACAACTTTGAAGACCTCAAGAAATACGAAGGGAGAAGATTTAGAATTACGAAGTTTAGTGATAAGGACAGTCTATATGTACCTAATACGATATTATTTAATGGGGATATTGAAAATCGGTTTCATGATAATTGTATCTGTCATTCTGATGAGGGTGTGGCATGTTGGCCAGACTACCCTTTTACTATTAAACTTGAGGATGAACGAAAACAAGACAAGATAGATGTTGAATTTGACGAATACAATGCGGCAATTATAGATGGAGACGATAACAACAAAATTCACTTTGGAGGACAAAATGCAAAAGATGTATTTAAAGAAGTTATTCGGGATTCCCGAACAACTGAAGAGATAGAGCGGCAAACAGGGTATTACATCGGAACACATAAAAAGCATTCTCCTGTTTTATTTATGACCAAAGCTGATATGGGGAAATATGTTTTTGCCTTGTTTGGTGATGCAGAAATAGAAGATGTTTCTATTGAATCCGCAAAAATAGTAGTAGAAATCAATCATTATATTAAATTTGAAATACCGTACTTTGCGGCAACAATTATTATTAACAAGTAGTGATATATGAAAAACAAGCAAGAACGTTTCGAGGATGCCGTAAGAGGGGTTTTAGTACATCACGGTGTATCACATATCTTTCACGAGCTTATGGCGGCCATAAAGGAAGCTGTACGCACTCCTGCGCCAAATACTCCTGCATACAGAATGCTTGTAAAGTACATTGCCTCAAAAAGTCATCCCTCTGTCGCCCACGATAAGGCGAAGAGGTTGTATGATAAATATGGGGAGAAGATATGCTTGCGTGCGTTAAAAGATAATGCCTGCACCTCCGAGTTTAAACTAAAGGAGATTTGCGAATACTTAAAAAGTAAAAAATAACAATACAAACTATGATTAAATCAATTATAAAACAGAATAAAAAATAACATGACACCATTTATACAACTAATTACAGAGGCAGTAAGATTTCTCTTTGATGCAATACCGCGCGTAGAAATTATATGCGCAGACGAAATGGCAGTTCGATTTATGTTTGGTAAGCGAGTGCAAGTTTTATCTCCGGGCGTATATGTATATGTACCTCTTATATCGAAGATAGAAAAAGCCACAGTTACATTGCGGAGCCTTGGGATGAAAAAACAATCTTTATCTTCAAAAGACGGGCAATCTCTAATGATCGAGGCAGCATGCTTTTATGAGATACGAGATATAAAAAAAGCTATCGTAGAAAATCACGACATAAGGGACATAATAGAGGATATAGTAATGTCGGAGATAAGAACGAAGGTTGTGAGTGTTTCTTTTTCAGAATTACAAGGCAGCGTAAAGCAGATAGAGGAAGACGTTTGCAGGTACTCAAGGGAGTACTTAAAGAGTAAAGGTGTGATTGTATCTACTGTTCGTCTTTTAGACATAGCAAAGTGCATACACCTAAATAATATAAAAAACATAACCTACTCAAAGTCAATAATAGATTAAAATAAGCCCCCGAAAGGGGGTTTTTGTTGCACATCCTAGACAAGACAAACAAACCGTTGTAGAATACGACCGACAATAATATTTTATACATGGCAGAAACTGTAAAGAAAACTACAAAGAAATCACCAGCCAAGACTATAAAGAAAACAAAGAAGAAGGAGGCTAGAAAACCAAATGGAAAACTACACCGTAGACCTACTGTTGTTACCGGAGATGTACTTAAGAATTTACGACAAGCGTTTACTGTTGGCGCTACAAACCTAGAAGCATGTTGCAGAGCGGGAATATCAGAGCCTACGCTCTATAAGTACTTCAAAGACAATCCTGAATTTTCAGAGGAAGCTAGGCGCCTCAAGCAGAGCCGTAATATACAGGCTAAGTACAACGTGTTACAGGCTATAAAAGAAGGAGACATGAAAGTGTCGATGTGGGCGCTAGAGAAAACATCACCAGAGTTCTCAAATCGTATTGATATTTCAGCCAAGCACACCGTAGTACATGAGCTATCAGAGGAGGCAATAAAGCATATACGTAGCTTACATCAGCTTGAGGCAGAATATATTGACTAGGAATTGCACCGAAACACGAGAAAAAGTGCAATAAAGTATTGACTTTATTTAAAATGAGGAGTATGCTTTGTTTGTAGATACCTAATAACCCCCTATAAAAATTAAAATGTCAGAAAAAGCAATCACACTTAGAAACTCATGGGCTAAAAAAGATTCAGAATTTTGGAATAAATTAAAACCAGAAGAAATACAAGTACTTAATTCACTAGCACAATCCCTTTCATAGGGGGTTTTTTGTAGCGACATTCGTGTCGCTACCACATTTTAAAATATAAAATATGAATAATAAAAAAGGATTCGAGAAAGCACCAAGCCCTTTTAGTGGTAATTTGTTACATGCTTTTGGCTTGTGTGAATATAAAAGGTCAAAAGACTTTCTATCTGTGCTGAAAAACAATTGTAGACAGAATGTACAAGCTTTTGTTTATAGCACATTGCACAATAAATGTTGTAGTGTTTATACTCGTATATTTGAATATGAATGCTTAAAACTGAGTTATAAAGGAGGAAATAGTACAGAGAATATCCAAAGATTAAAAAGGGCTGAGGAATTGGCACACACAAAATACGAAGGAATGCTTGCAGACTTAGAAGAGTTTATGTGGGAATTTAAGAAGACAAATGATATTTGTTTTAAACGGTTTTATTTTATAGATTAAAAATGATTAAAGTGAAAATAACGGATTTGGCAAAGTATTACGGTCTAAGTAAGCGCACAGTTCAGTATGCCTGTGAGGAATATGGAAACCTTAAGGGTATGGATTTTGATAATCTAAGAGATTTGTTGGTAAAACTCGAAAAAAAGCGCAAGAATTAATACGATTACCCCGTAAATGCCAAAGAAAAAAACAATGATCGATCACTACTTGGACATATTAACGTCTGGGCAGGCAGAAAGGAAAGCCTTGTGTGAGGTAAGCTTTTTTGCGTTCTGTTTGTTTTACTTCTCGCACTATACATTCTTTGCCAGTCCCAAGTTCCACCGGCAGATGATGAAGGACGTTGAGTATTCGGACTGGAATGCTGTAGTGTGGATTATGTTTCGTATGAGTGGGAAAACCGCCATAGCGCGGATGTTTATCGTGTGGTGCATACTGTATAAGAAGCGTTTAAATATAAGTTGGGTTGGGTCTACGATGAAGAGCGTAGAGGGTAATATGCGGGCCATACAGGACGAACTCAAGGCAAACGAACTACTTATACGGGACTTTGGGCAGCAATACTACGACGAGGATAACAAAAAGAAAGAAGGGAAGACCAGCAAGCCCAAAACACAAATGGTCTTTAAGACCGAGAACGGCGTGTATGTTCGTGGTATCTCTACCAGTATATCTACTCGGGGGAGCCTGGAGGGAGCGGCGCGTCCAGATCAGTACGTGTTCGATGATATTGAGAACGACGAGACCAAGCGATCTATAAAGAAAACAGACCGTACGCGTTCGTTTATCGACGAGGTATTGGCTGGTGCCGCTACAAACGCACGGTTCTTGTTCCTGTGTAACTACATCACCAAGTACGGTGTGGTAGAGGATGCCAAGCGTCGTTGTGAGAAGAGCGACAAGTGGCGTCTACGTATGGTGCCGATTATAGATAACAAAGGCGAACTGGCATGGCCTGGGCGCTATGTATACACACAAGCCGAAGCGGATGCCATAAATAAGACCATAGAGGACGAAAACAAGCACGTTGAAAGCATAGAAGCCCTACAGGAGAAAATGAACAACCCTCGCCTGTTTCGGCAGGAGTACCAGAATATACCAAATGAAGACGAAGGGGGACTTATACGTGATTCTTGGATTAAGTATTACAACAAGGCAGACCTTGAGATTACAGACCGTTGGGTTAAGTATCGTGGTGTTGTGGCCCGATGTGTTATGACGGGGATAGATCCGGCATACTCACAAGCCAAGACGGCCGATGACCGAGCCATAGTAACTATAGGTTGTTTTGATATGCCCATGGGAGAAAGCAAGAAGCGTACCATATACCTCGTGCTTAACTGCCAAGCCGACAAATGGAGTATGGACGAGATGGCGAAGCATATTGTGTACGATAGGGATAAGTACCGGCCGCGTATGATTGGTGTGGAGTCAAATGCTGTACAAGGGCTGTTCCGTGAGTTGTTTGCCTATTACGGCATAAGTTCTCAAGCGCTGAACCCAGACGGAGACAAGGTACGGCGTCTCATGCGTCATTCTGCGGACATAGAGTTTGGGCGTGTAATGGTTCCTACGGACGGTTCGGCAGATACATTGGTTGCAGAGCTTGTACGGTTTACCGGTGAACACGGAGGGGAGGACAATAGAGTGGATGCCTTCAGTTATGCTATGGAGATGTGTAAGCGCGGCGGTACTCATAAAACGCCTAACGTTAAAGCACGACCAACGAGAATGGGACACATTCGCGGCAAAACGATGTAAAAAATTTGCTTTATATTCATTTTAAAAATAGACTTATAGCGATGCCTACAACAAAAAATTACGGATACTCGGGAACAGAAATTATTTCGGGTCGGATACTCGAAGACTACAACCCGGAGTTGTTATTTCCAAATAGTACGCATATTTACGATAAGATGCGTAAGGGTGATGCGACAGTTGCCGCTGTTATGCGTGTAATGAAACAACCCATCATTCGGGCCAACTTCTTTGTCGAGCCATACGATGATAGTGCAGAGAGTGCAGCAGTTGCTGAATTTGTAGACGATGTTTTCTTTAAGCGTCTAGACTTTGTTCAATTCATGACAGATATGTTGTTGTGTCTTGATTTTGGGTTTATGGTCTTCGAGAAAATATACAACCTAGAGGAGAACGTTTGGACGTATAAGGCACTTGCGCCGCGTCTGCCAAAGAGTATTGACTACTGGATACCAAATCCAAATGGCGACACTCCTGGTGTTGTACAGAACATATCTGCGCCAAAGGCTGCCAGCTCTGGTCAAGCAAATATATATGGGAACACTACTCACTACGGACAAATAACCATACCATCAGAGAAAATATTTCTTGTAAACTTTAACCGAGAGGGGGACAACTACGAGGGTATTTCTATTTTGCGTCCCGCATACCGAGACTGGTACTTTAAAGACCAGTACTACCAAATGCAAGGTGTTGCCGCAGAGAAAAACAGCCTCGGTATTCTTATTGGGAAGCCACGAGAGGATATGGTGGGTAATATTACACCAGAAGAGCAGGAGACGACAGAGAAATCTCTTGCATCTCTACAAAGCCATGAACAGCAATACTTCTATTCAAAAGGGCATGATATAGAGATTTTAACACCAAGCCACCAGTGGGACTTTGACCCAGGTATTTTGCACCATGACCGTCAAATATCTAAAATGGTACTTGCACAGTTCCTAGAAATAGGGGTCTCAAAGGGTGGTAACTCGCAGAGTGATTCGCAACAATCGCTTGCATTACAAGCATCGAGTGCCATAACAGATGGACTACTTGGACATGTTAAAGATAAACTCATCAAGGAGATTGTAGACCTAAACTTTGAGAACGTAGAAGGATATCCAACAATTAAAGCCAGTGGGATTGAGAAAGACGACACGCAAGACAAAGCAAAAATCATACGTGATTTGAGCCAAGGAGCTGGTATGGATTTTACAGACCTAGAAACACAAAACTCTTTCAGACGAGCGCTTGATCTACCAGAAAAGAAAGAGGAAGACTTTACAGAGCCAACACAGGAGCCAGAGTCAACAGAAGAAGACTTGGCGCTAAAAAAAAAACTCAATTTACAAACTTTTACCGGTAAGCACGAAGAATTAGTGCGGGCTGGTATCATACCAAGTGATTTTCGCCCCCTCACACTCCAAGAGGAGCGCGTAGATTTTATTTCCTACAAGAGGGAGCTTGAACGAGGGAAAAAGCGTGTAGAGCAAGCCACTACGTCATACGCTAGAAAGCTTGCCATATTTGCACTACAGCAATCTATACGAAAAATAAACGGAGAGATATTCCGGCGTACAGATGATGACCTAACCGCCGCAGCCGCAAAACTAAGACGTGAGCTGAACGCCATCATGAACTCCCTTGTTGATTTTGGGAAGACAGCCGCAAATAATGAGATAGGACAAAAAGGGCGAGTGGCAACACCGCCAGAAGTTCGTAGCTCTATTAAGTCGAGCGCCTCTGTTTTCGTGGAAAAAATGCGACGTGATGTATTAGACGAAGCCTTGCTTACTACAAATAGCGCCATACAGAAACAGTCTACAGACGCAGAAGCAAAGAGCGCTGTTCGTGAAACAGTAAACAAGAAGCTTACGCGATCTATCGCCGCATTCGTATCTGTAGCCGTTAATGGTTCAGTCAACCAAGGGTTCGAGTCTACCTTCGCACAAAACAAAGACTTTATTTGGGGATACCAGTACTCGTCTATACTAGATTCTCGTACAACAAACGTTTGCCTGTCTCTCGACGGCCGTGTATCTAGAAATTCTAGCGACATACCTATCCCACCGGTTCATGCAAACTGCAGAAGCCGACGTGTTGCAATTCTTAAGACCCAGACTATTTTGCCAAAAGAAAATAAGCCACCAAAAACAGTAGTGGAGAAAATATCACCAAACCCCTTCAACACTCAACAACCGAATACACCGCGTACTGGAAAATCTACGCCAGCAAGAGGTGAGATTGAGTCAAGAGAACAATAAATTTTGACAGACAGTTGTATTATGCAATAGACTTATACTGTAACATACCCCGCACATGCCAAATAATACTAGATATTTAGTATCAAATACTACCGAAGTAAACCTACAGGAAACCGATGGATTCATCGACATTATTCGCGTTGGCGATTGGACAGAGAGCGCAAAGAACTTTGAAATAACAATGGAAACATTGCAAGACTTTGTGGCAAACTTTCAGTCTAATGTGCTGCGTTATGGTAAAGGCAGCGAGCCTGAAATACCATTGAACTACTCGCACGAGTCTTGGGCTAAGGCCGCAGGATGGTTTAAGGAGCTGCGAATTGTAGGGGATACGCTACAGGGTAAGCCGGAACTCACACCAGAGGGTCGACGTACCATTAAAGATGGAGAATTTAAATACATTTCTGCCGAGATTGACTTTCGTTGGCAGGATAGAGAAAACCAGAAAGTCTTCAAAAATGTTTTATTGGGTGCCGCATTAACAAATATTCCCTTTGTACAAGGCATGAGCGCAGCCGTTGCACTAAGCGATGATTTGCAAAAGGCGAACCCGGATAAAAACCAAAATCCTATTTCTTTATGTAATCGTAACATGGATATGTTTCAAAAATTCCTCGCACAACTGCAAGGACAAAACACGGTCGCTTTGAGTGCCGTTGAAGCCCTGAAAAGCACGATGGTTTCACTTTCTGACGAAGAGAAAGCCAAAGTAGAACCAGAGGTGGAAAAACTCGAAGAAAAAGCAAAAGCAGACGAAGCCGCATCGGCAGAAGAAGCTAAAGCAAAAGAGGCCGAACTAGCAGCAGCCAAAGCACAAGCAACTCTTTCAAGCGACGCAGTGTCTCGACAAAACGAGGCCCTTAAATCGCAAGTTACTACGCTTTCTACTGCTATGGAAGCTATGCAAAAAGAACGTGCAGAAGCCGCTCTTGATGCAAAACTAGACAAACTGTCTACAGAAGGAAAGATCGCACCAGCACAACGAGAGAAAACAAAAACATTGCTTTCATCTCTTACAAAGGAGCAACAAGATGCACACATTGAATTGCTGTCGTCTATGGCACCACAAGTTGTTGATGGTAAAATTGGTAGCACTGCCGACACTACGTTGGATGCATCAAGCGAAGCCGCTAAATACCAAAACAAATTGGTTCTTGCAGCAGAGATGTACGCAAAAGATCCTTCAAAATCAGTGGATGAATACGCTTCTTCACTATAATATTTCTTTACTATAAATAATCATGGCTATTACAGGACTTACTTCGCAAGAAGCTAAAACACGTACGGTTACGGTTGACACCGACCTATCAGGAAAAGCCCTACACTTCGTTACGTACGACACTACGGACGACAACACAGTGAATTTGGCTGTTGGTGCTACATTGCCGATTGTTCTTCTTGGACAAGAGGCAACAGGTAGTGCATCAGATAAAGTAGAATCTACTGTTATTCTTCCAAATTCAAGCCCGCAATTAGTTATTGCTGGTGCCGCTGTTACACCTGGAGCCTTTGTTACGGCAAATGCTGCCGGACGAGGTATTGCAACAACTACAGCTGGCGACAATTACTACGGATACGCTATTACAGCGGCAGCCGCAGACGGAGACTACTTCGTGGTACAACCACAAGGTGGGCGATACTAAACTATTTTTTTACAACATAAATCATGACACCTCCAATTAACGTAGAAACGGGTCGAATTAATGAGATTATGTCGAGTTTATTGCTTACGCGAGGACAAGGAGAGTACATCAATGAGATGATTCTTCCAGTTGTTAACGTAACTAAAGACGCGGCAGACATCCCAGGAATCGGAAACGACCACAAACGGATCTACTCAACGAAACGATCATTGAAAGACACAGGACTGAAACAAATGTCTTTCTCTCTAAATCACGACAACGAGTACAAAATCAACAAGCACGACATCTCAATCCCAATTACGGATGAAGAGTTGAACTTACTTGATACAGAAGCATTCAATCTAGAACAAGTAATTGCAATGACATTGAATGAAACAATGCAACTTCAAATGGAGTACGTATTGGCTAACATGCTTACTGACACATCTGTAATCACACAGAATAGTACGCCTACAAATAAGTGGGATACTACAAACGGTACACCAGTTGCTGACATTAACGCTGTTATTACGACAGTTCGTGTTGCCAGTGGTGCAAAACCAAACTACATCATCTTTGGTGAGCGAGTTATGAACTCACTTTCAATCGCACCAGATATTGTAGGGCGAGCCTCTGGAGTTACTACAGATGTATCTCGAAGTCTTGCAATGAACATTATTAGCTCTGCGACTGGTATTCCAGTATCAAATATGCTAGTTGGTTCTGCGCAATACATCACAACAGATCAAGCCGCTACAGAACAATTCGGGGACGTATGGGGAGAAAACGTAATCGTTTACTACCGACCAATGCAAGCCGGACGAATTCAAACTTCGCTTGGTTACCGGTTCATCAGTACGCGAATGGCTGGACGACGAATGTCTATGCCAAATCGACGAATCGGTGCCGCTATGGGACGTGTTGCTTGGGCTATCGAATACCGACGAGACCACCACACAGACTACGAGGTAAACTGGAAATACGTTGACACACTGGTAAACACATCTTGTGCATACCTATTCACTGACGTACTATCTACTTAAACCCTTGACGAGTACTTATATGCTGCCCTATAATGCGGGCAGCTATAAGTATTTTTTAAACCAACACATACGATGGCAAAATTAACAAACGCACAGAAAAAAGCGCGTGCAGCGAAAGCCGCAGCAACTCGTGCAGCAAATAAGGCGGCAGCAGAAGCAGCAGCACAGCCAAAAGATGTAGAAGTAACTACAGCACCTGCTGAAACACAGGAGCAAACAAACGAAGAGGCAGCAAAGGCAGCAGTTATGGCACAAGCCGGTGTAGCAGCTCCAGAGACTCCAACTACAGCACCTGCTGATGACACAGAGGAGGGTGTAGACGAAGACGCACTCGATCCAAACAAGCCCGTTGATTCTACGTGGGCAGAAATCATGGACAAAGACCAGCCAGAAATCACATCTCAAGACTTGATCAGTAACCCAAATATTTTGGAGGAACGAAAAGCAGCGCTTGGACTACCAAAAAAAGGAAACGGTAAACTCCTAACTCGGAACGTTTTCCATAAACAAGAGCAAATCAACGCTGGTACAGACGTATCTAAGCACCCAGAATTTGATATTCTAAAAGAATACTGCTAGATGACATTTACAAATAGCGACCTCGTTCGACTCGATTCTGGTATGGATGACAACAATTTCATACAAGATGAGAATGTTGATTTTTTTGTCGATGCAGCAGACGCGGAAGTTATGCAAGCAGTGGGGCAACACTACGTTGTCCCTCTAGATACTGCTAACCCTACAAACTGGGACGGTTCGCCTGCACAGGCAATCCTAAAGCTTATAGCGACGCAAATCGCATCCTGTGAGCTTACGAAGCAGCAATTTGAGAATGCAGGTGGTAATTATACCGACCTTGCCTCAATGAAATGTAAAAAGGCGCGATCAAAACTGAAAAAGATTGTTATGCGTGAATTGCGTCTGTATGGTTCTGATGGTTCAGAGTTGGCAGTAATACAGGCCACAAACCGTGGTGTATTCGGGTGTCCGCAAAACCCTAAATTTGCGTTTAAACGTAACCAAGTATTCTAATGAGGCAACACATGGTACAGGACGGACAACCTATGCAAAAGTTTGAAGTTGCACCGGGGGTATGGATGGAGGCTGAAAACGAAAAAGAGGCACTCGCTGCATACAAGAAAAAACGGAATTTGCAACAAACGTAAGCAGTGATGTAAAATAGGGGTGTAATAACCCCTTTTTTATGGTAGCCATTAATATAGGCGTTCAAGGAGTAACAGAAGTGAGCGCCTACCTTGAAGGGGTATCCAAAAAGCTTACTGATTATTCGCAGCCACTACAAGAGGCTACCGAATACATGCAGGAAGAAATACAGATAAACTTTACCGAAAAAGGAGATCGTCTCGGCAAGAGATGGAAGCCACGAAAGAAAGATTACGACTGGGAGATACTACAGAGAACGGGACACATGCGTGATTCATTTAAGGATAAACAAGTTGGAAAGGGAACTAGTCAAATATACAATACTGCGCCATACTTCGTCTTTCACCAGAGTAATCAACCTCGAAAGAAACTACCACGGCGTGTAATGCTTCGTATTGGCGCCGATCAACAGTCGGAAATATACAGAATATTTAATAAGTACGTTGGTAAATCAATACAGTAGAATGGACAAAATAATACTAGAAATAATCAAGATACTAAAAGAGAACGCAAACAAATTGTGCGTAAAAAAGGTATTAAACGGCGATCCGTACTATATACCGGTATCAGTTATGCCATGTCTTGTTGTAGATAGCCAAAGTACATCTATCGGAACCATAACAAGTTTTGAAGACCAAGACCGATACTCAATAGCAATCACCATTGTTGACAACGCCTCAAGTTATTTTGGCGATAAGGCCTCGACTGCGGGCCTTAAAAACTCAATTGCTATAATGGACGCAGAAAATACAGACGGCAGCTCTAAGGCGGACTCTGTGGCCCAGATTGTGCGAAAGCACATACATGTGGCAAACAAATCCACAATTCGTACAGAAAATTTCAACATTTCTTACACATTTCGTGATATTCGGGAGATGCCAACATTTGAAGTTCGGCTGACATTTGATGTCATAACCGCGCCTTACTTTTGGCAAATTAATACTCCACGTGATACAATTTAATTAAATATTCATACCCGCACATGGCAAACATTAAAACACCTATCGAGATATACCAAGGGGACACGTTCAAGCGTGATCTTACTTTTAAGAATCAAGACGGAACGCCGGTAAACATTACCGGTGCCACCATTAAACTCACAGTTAAAGCAAAGGCTACTGATACAGCTGTAATCATAGAACAAGATGCAATAATTGTTGATGGGCCAAATGGTACGGCGCAGCTGGTTGTTGCGGATACAGTAACGAAAGATATAACAGTGGATCAGTATGTGTATGACATTGGGCTTGACCTAAACAACGAAAAAACAACCATACTTATTGGTAATTTCAAAGTACAACAACCAGTAAACAACGACTAGACTATGGGAAATATTAATGTGGACATACAAAAGCCAAACATCAATGTTACCACAGACCCAGGTACAATAGAGGTACAAAATGTGCAAAAACAGGTACAAACAACTCTAAATGGTGCGTTTGATGTAGAAATAGGAGGCGAAACAATAATCGTCGAGTTTAACGGAACCACGGCGCAGAAGTTCACCGGCCTCACGGATACGCCAAACGCATACACCGGCAGTGGTGGGTTTGCTGTTTTTGTGAACGCACCACAGACGGGTCTTGAGTTTTTACAGCTTACCGCCTCTTCTGTGGGACTCGGAAACGTAGACAATACGAGCGATGCAAATAAACCTGTTTCTATTGCTACACAAAATGCCTTAAACCTTAAAGCAAACACGGCAGACCTAGGAACTGCGGCGGCGGCCGATACTACAGACTTTGCAACCGCAGCACAAGGCGCCACAGCAGATAGTGCACTACAATCAGTTGTAGCAGGTACAAATATAACTGTGGATGACACAGACCCACAAAACCCTATCGTGGCTTCTACGGCATCTGGGGGAGACCCAGAAGGGGCAAACCAACAAGTACAGTTCAATAACAACGGTGCGTTTGGTGGTGCTGATATGTATTGGGATAACACAGAAAAATCACTTGTTGTTGGTATGAGTAGAAATGCTCGTGAGTTGATCGATCTTGAGGGGAACATCAACATGGAGCAGGTAGCAGATAGGTCTACAAATACGGCAATACCCTTTACAATTCTTGGGACAGGTAATGTTCCGGTACCAGTAAATGCGTACCGCTACTTCTTGCGTTGGCGTGTTTTGGTAGATGGCCAAATACGACGTACTGCGGCCGTACAAAGAACAAATAATGTAGCAAACACGGTTCCATCCCAAATACAGCTGGACATACCAGTACACCCAAACCCAAAGGTTGTAGGTGTAGATGTTTACCGTAATCTATCAACGACACAGTACCAGTTTGGAACTATTTTTAGAGCCACAACAATTAATCACAATAATGGTGGTGCATGGATTGATAATTTACCAGATAGTGCACTCGACCAAACAGACAACGGTTTCCGTTCGCCGAATCAGACCGGAGGGGCAATATACATCAATGGAGACATTGCTATGCAGACAACAGAGTTCCTCACGATTCTTGGTGATGGTGCCAGTGGTAGTGGTAACAGTTCTGTTTATATTGGTTCGCGTGCCGGGGAGGTTTCTACTGGTAGTAATCAGGTTATTATTGGGTATTCTGCTGGTCTAAGACTCACCACAGGAGGTAATAATACTCTGGTTGGTAATACTTCAGGACTACAAATAACAGTTGGGGGTAATAATTCAGGATTTGGAACAGCTACGCTTCGTGTTGGTTCACTTATACACCGTAACAGCGTGTTTGGTGTGGAGGCAGCACGTCAAATAGTAGACCATAGTCACGACAACTGTTTCTTCGGATACCGTTCAGGTCGTGGTTCTTCTGGGTTCTCTGCAAGCCGTAACGCATGCTTTGGTTCATACTCACTACAAAATGGATTGAGCGTACAGGACACAACAACACTTGGATACCAGGCAGGTTCTAACCTGCGTACTGGTGCGTTCAATATACTTATTGGGAGTGGGGCACAAGCACGTTCTACGACAGACAGCCGATACCTTAACATAGGTGATATAATCACAGGAGATATGAATACGAGCCAGCGATGGATTGAATTTGACGGAGGTGTGCGCGTAGGTGATTTCGGATCGTCTCATACCCCAGAAGCCGGCGACATAAGATATAATTCGACAAGCAACACACACGAAGGGTACAATGGAAGTACATGGAACGCTTTTTATTAACAAACAATAGATGACAGACTCAGAAAGAAGCCTCGTCTTACAGATGAAGGATAACTCGCGACCGATAACTGACATACATGGTATAATCATACCAGCGCCTGTATGGGCTGTGGAATCGTACACAGTACACTGTCATAATTCGGTAGAGCTTCGTATTGGTATGTACAATAGCCGTCAAGACTGGGTGAATGACAAGGAGCCAATAACATATAAAACCTTTGTGTTCTACAAGGATGGACTACCAACACTTATAGACGAACAAACACAGGAAGTTACACAGCTTGGACATTCGCCAGCTCCCGATGTAATTGATAGTCTAAACTTGCGTTGGGACGGCGTGTTTAATTTGAGCCAAGCCCACCGGGACTGGATATTAATGCAGAATGACCAGACCGGCGTGCCGTTTAGTGAACATTGGGAATTTGAAGAATAATGAAGTTTTCACCCGCAACAAGACAGATCGGAACGAAAAAGAAGCCATACATACGGGAAACCGTAAAAGACTTTGAAATTATGTTGTCTAACGGCGACAAAGTAATCGTGCCAGCAGGAACCCAGACGGACTTTGCAACCGTGCCGCGTCTGCTGTGGTCTTTTGTGTCGCCCTATGGGTACGACGAAGTATCGTTCATAGTACACGACTACTTGTACGACAATCGAATGTATACACGCAAGTTCTGCGACGAACAGATGCTATTCTTGCAGCTCACATGCGGGGCTTCATATTTGCGTGCGTTCGTGATGTTTATGGCGGTTAGAATATTTGGTAAAAAATACTGGTAAAATGGAAAGAATAATTGAAATAATCAAGGGGTACATAGAGGAATATGTATCGAAAGAACATAAAATAAAGCAGGTTTTTTTTGGAGACCCATTCTACATACCATCATCAAAGATGCCTGCTATTGTAATTGAGCCTATCTCTACAGATATAAAATACCGAGAATTTGACACAGAACAAAAAACACACCGTGTCCGTGTTTCGATTATATTTGATGCTCGGCAGTTTTTTAAAAGCCCAGATGACAAAGCAGCCTTCCCTTTCATGCGAAAGGTTCTAGAGGGTCGAGATGATTGCGGACGACTCCTTGAGACAACCATATCACATACGCTTCGGAATAGACTTATGGGAGACTACGAGGCAATAAACGTACGAAACGTGAATGTTGCGTACGGAAACTTTGTTATAACAGAAAACAATAGAAATTTCCCCGTACAAGTAGGTAGTGTTACATGTGATATTGATGCAGGAATATTTAAATTTTGACGGATGACATAAAAATACGATAAACTTTTAATGATGAGTTCACAAAAAAAACCGGCATCGGCAAAAAAACCCAAGCTAGATACTTTCTGGGTTGGTAAATACAATTGCGTAGTAAAGGCAGAAAATTCTGCTGACGCACTAAAAAAAGCTATAAAACTTAACCTTACATAATACCATGGCAAATGAACAAATTGGTAGATTAAAATCTACGGCGATCGCTCTCGAATCTACATACGGAACAATCGGTACAACACTCCACTGGATTTCTACAACATCTCGGGCGATTAATCCAACGCCAACACATGTAAAGCAAGACGGTTCTTTTAATTCTATTTCGGATAGCTGTGCAACACACCTGGTAAAGAATATGAGTTCTCCAAGTATTGGCGGGTATCTCGATTACCGTATTGCTGCGCATATGCTTAATGCAGCACTTGGTACACACTCTGCAAGCGCAGATGACCCAGAATCAGGTGTAACAACTCACACATTCACTTTAAACGAATTGTCTGTTACTCACCCATCATACACGATTTACACAGCGCAGACGGCAGCAGGAATTGCAGACCGAGCCGTTGCAGGTTGTCGAATGAGTAGCCTTACTATTGAGGCCGCACAAGAAGCACTTGTAACATTTACATCTGAATGGATGGGAAAACAAGATAAAGCAGAGTCTTCTACGGCGGCATACACAAAAGTACGAGACTTCCAGTCTTCTGATGTTACGGTTAAATTTGCATCTACGGTTGCCGGTCTTGCCGGAGCAACAGCACAACCCATGGATCGTTTCATGGTTAATATTACAAAGAATGCTGCTGAGCGTACAGAACTTGGTAGCATAGAAATTTCAGAAGTGTTCAATGGTACATTTAACGTTACTGGTGATTTTGATCTAATACAACGGAATGATACGTTCAGAGATTACATTGATAATGACGTGCTTGTTGCATGTCAATTTGAAATGACAATGGCAAGTGTAACAATCGGAGCGTCAACAAATCCAAAAATTACAATTACAATCCCAAGCATGAAGGTTGAGTCATGGAGTCCGACCGATGGTAACGACGATCTTGCCACAGAGACTTGTGGATTTACAACGGTTAATGATTCATCGCGAGGTGGACACATTACGGCAGTAGTTATTAATGATCAAGCCCTAGCATAATGTACATAAAATCAATCAACGCGGAGATAGTACTAAAGGAGTTTCAAAACGTAAAAGGACAAATGTATTATTCTAGGTTTCATAGAGAATCCAAGTGCGCAGAGAAAATAAAGAAAGTAGACAAAAATAATATAAATGAAAGCGGTGGCCTTCTTGTAGAGTATTATTTAGGCCTATGTACTTCGTGGATAGAAAAAATTGAAATAATGAGCAAGAATGATGATAAAAAAGACCAAGAAGTAATAAAAACTATCACTAATGAAGATGAAATATTTAATACATTATCATTAATAAGAAGTAC